GCCAGCGATGTTGTCCACGTTCTGGGCAAAGTCATCGACTTTGATGGAACGGCGGAACTTCTGGGCGCGGCCGGAAAGGAGGACGCGGTTTTTGGCGGGATCGTCAAACGTGGTGACATCCGCATTCGTGAGGACACCGTCGAACGACGGGTCGTTATAGCTGTCGGCCTGCCAAGAGAAGACAGAGCCATTGGTGAGATCCGAGCCGGCTTTGATGCGGGAAGTGACGGGCGTGTTTTTCTGGTCGATGACCGAGATCACGTCAGCCAAGTCTTCGCGCAGTCCGGTGGCCGGATGAACAAGTCCTTGTGACATATTGTGTGAGTTTTCTAATTGATTGGGTTTATCCGATCAGTTCCCCCACCAAGTCCTCGATGTCCGACATGGACCCGCTTGATTTGAAGAACCGATTTTTCGCAGCCGTAGAGCTGCCTTTTGTGGCAGAGCGGGGCGCGCTAACGGGCTGGACGGGTGTGACGGTTTTCTCTTTCTTCGCGGACACAGTTTTCTTGGCCTTGTCTTTGGCAGCTTCGGTCTGCTGCTTGGCCATGAGGGCTTGCTCTCCGTAGAGGGCGAGGCCGATCCAGTATTCATGCTGGGGGATCTTGAGGAGGTCTGGCGCCTGCTTGATCGTGGCTTTGTAGGCTTGGTTGAGCGCGCTGCCCTCCTTGAAGATATCGGGGAACATGCTCTTGGCGGCTTGCACCGCCGGCTCACGCTGGGCCAACCATTCCTTACGAGCAGGAACGTGGATGGTCAGGATGTCGTCGGCTTTGACGAGATAGTCCTTAACCTCCGCTGCCTCGATGAACTTCTCAGAGCCATCGGGCTGCTTGATCGTGGTGCCATCCGTATTCTGAAGTGCCCACCGGCGAACCGCTTGGGCATTCTGGATGCGCTGTTGAAGGGCCTCGTCACTGTCCACATCGGCCAACGGGTTGTCGGCCGTAGGGGTGAGAACGGGGCGGGAGGTCTGGTTGAGCTGGGCTTCTAGGTCCGCCTTGGCGGTGCGTAGTTGCTCCAGTTCGGCGCTGGCAGCTTGGGCCTTTTCTTCAGACTCGCGCTGCTTGGCGACGAGCTTATCAATCCTGCGCTGAACCTTGTCCTTCGTAACCTCCTCGCCAGCAGGTTCTTCTGCGGCGGTGTCCTCGCTATCCTCGGGTTCTTCGGCAGAATCGGCTTCAGTCGCCGGCTCCTCCTCGGTGTCTACTTCTTCAGCGGAATCCTCAGATTTCTCCTCTGGCTCCTCTGTTGTGTCCGTGTTGTCAGAGATCGTCTTGTCAGCGGACTCGTCTTTGGCTTCCTCGGGCTGACGCTTAACGCCCAGCTCGGCTAGTGCCATAGAAACTACATCGTCCGCTCCCGCCGCTGTCGCGGCCACATTGTCTGTCGCCATAGGATAAAACCCCTAAGAGGTGCGCCAAACGTCTGGGGGGAACCGGGACGTTAGAACCGGAGTGAAGCGCGATACGCCTCTCTATCCTCACACATAGCACACAATGTGTGCGGTGTCAATACATGAGCGTGGAGCGGGGAGCTGGGAGCTAGGAGCCAGAGGGGGGAAAGTCTCGTTATGCGATACTTCGCTTATGTCTCGGGGCGACACTTGGATAGAATCGCATACACTTGTTCACAAGTGATTGCACTTTCTTTCTGTCACCTTTTGTGCGGTGTTTTTGATACAAAGCGTATGCACTTGCGCGCGGAGTTATACGGTTTGTAACGGTTTGCCGGTGCGGATGAGCGGCGACTTGTAAGAAAAACAGGGCTGTTTTTCTTACAGATTTCGTTACAAATACAGAGTTGTTTCTAAAACGGGGTTCCCGAGCGGGTATATCCGAAAAGCGGTTACAGAGGTGGCGCCAATTTGTCGTCCCGCAAGGGTATAGAGCGGGAACATGGCTTTACACTAAGCGGGTTAATGTCGCGGGATGTTTACTTTGGCGGCTGGGAACCAAGTCACGCTTGGACTACGGCGCAAAAAGTATGCAGCGGTCGGCTAGGGCCAGCCGCCCCTACCGGACCTTCGCCGCTTCGGCCCTAGTCGCTTCTAGGTAGTCCCACAATTCCACCAGCGCATTGAGCTGGCCATTGGCGTGGGCGAGGAGGCCGGGGTCTTTGGCGGTGGCCATGTTGCTGGCCAAGGCCACGCCGTCCGCGATGCGGTCTTGCAGGGCGACCATGACGGCTCGCCAGCAGGGCGGGGCTTGGTCGCGGGTGAAGGCGAGGGCGCCTTTGAAGTCGAACTCTTCGTCTTCAGAAACAGGGTAGCGGTCGATGGGGATGGTTTTGGTGAAGAGTTGGCGGATTGTCGTGAATAGCATAATTTTTAAGCTGTTTGTGTTCGGTGTTCTTGAATGGCGAATGGTTATATCCAGAAGGGATACATGGCCCTGTTCGCCACGATGACGTGCGGGCCGCACTCGCGGCAGATGGGGCCGAGTTGTTCGTCAACTCCGTGGATGTCCTCGATACGAAGCTGCTTAGAACATACGCCACAGCGCGGCGGCTCTTTGCTGCGGCCTCGCCATGGGCGGACGCGCGGGGGTGGGGGAACTATTCCGCTCGGAGCCATTAGTAACTTCCTCCTCCGCGCGGGCGCAGGATGTCGCCCTCGACGTTGTTGCAGCCGGAAAGAACTAAGTAGCGGACAAGGTCAGGGAAGTCTTTTGAGCTTCCTTTGGTCCCGTCAGCACCTGTCCATTCCTTCATGCACCAGATCAGGTTCTGGCAGTTCTCGCTGATGTAGAGCTTGGGCTGGTTGAGCGCGCTGATGGGTTTCTGGGTGTCGTAGTGGAGCCAGTCGTTGATGAGGGCAACACCTTCATCAATCGTGTCTCCCGGCGTGGCGGTGAAATCCATGCCGAGATCGCTCATCTCCTCGATGAGTGTGGTTGGGCGCTCCTTGGCCAGCGTCTGTGCGTTGCCGTAGCGGCTGTCCATCCACCGTTCAAAAACGCGCTCACCGTTCTCGACGCTTTTGATTTCTTCGACATAGCGTTCCAGCCCGAAGCCAAAGTCTTTCTGCGCGGGACCTTGGCGCCCGTCCGCCTTCTTGCCGTCCGGTTCGGCCCACATGCCGGGATAGCCAACGCCTTCGACATACTCATTGGGGCAGGGCCACTCCCGATAGATGAAGCAACGGTTGGCCTTGTCGAACAGCGCCCAGATCATCGCCCAATTCCTGCCGGAACACGGATCGACAAAGTGATAGCGGGTGCCCTCCTTTGGAATCCACTCATGCTTAATGACGTGAACCTTGTCGTTGAATAGCGGGAAGCGGTTGTTGATCGAGCGGGTCGGAACGCCATACGCACGGCAGAGGATCTTCTCGCGCGTCTCGTTGCGCAGCTCCTGCTGCATGCGCTCCCAGCCGGCCCACGGATTGTTCTTGGTCTGGAAGTAAATGATCGGCCGGCCCTTGCGCCCTGTCTGGACGATGGGCACCTTCTCGTAGCCGACGATGACCTTCTCGCCCCTGTTGTCCTCAAACTTGGGCAGCAACTCCGCATCGCATTCCTCCACGTTGCGGGCGCCGGTGAGGTAGTCTTTTACCGTGGGCGAGTAGCCTTCGATGGGGGTGAACGTAACGATGAGCACGCCGTTGCGGTCGAGCAGACGGAAGCGCAAGGTCTCCAAAAAATCCAGCGGCACCAACTCGTCGCACCATGCTATGTCAATCTCGCCGCCTTCGATGGTGCTGATGTCCTGTGCGTAGTTGCGGAAGATGCACTGGCTGCCATTCGGTGCGACAAACTTGTTTTCGGTAAAGCCGCCTTTGACCGAGTAAGTGATATTCGTGACCGTGCCCTTGCGCGCCTGCCGCCAGTCGGCCGGCAGATATTTGAAGACGCGGGGCTGCTGCATTTCAATGCTGTTGGGGGCGGTGGTCTGAAAACACCACGCCACGGATTGCTTCTTGTGGTAAAGGCGGTGGATCACCTCGCGCGCGGCCCACTCGGTTTTGCCCGATCTGTTGCCTCCCATGACAAGGATCTCGCGGTTGTCCTCCAGTAGCTGACTGGCCTTGTTCCAGATCGGTGGGCGGTAGCCGTAGCGGTAAGGGTCTACCTTTTCCTTGAGGATTAGTTCTTCCCGCTTGAGCAGCAGATCCCAGCCCTTCTCTGGCCCAATGGCCAAGAGCACGTCCTTGGGCGGCAGCTTCATCACCGGATGAGCTGTCGGCGTGAAGCGGGAGCGGGGGGTGGATTTCTTTTCGCTCATCGTAAAGAAGTGGTGGCAGCACCCCCCAGTGCCGCCACCGCGCATTGGGTTTCCGGACGATTGGCGCAACCCTGACCGGAGAACAAGTAACCCCGGCCCTTTGTTGTTGATCGTCCTTTCATCCTTTGCGCAAAGTCATTAGCGTTTCAGCAATTCGCTGACGGGCCGCAGCTTGTCGTGCGGCACGAAATAGCACGGAGGCGGTGACGCACATTTCCACTCATCGCGCTTGGCGTCCTCGGCATTGATCCACCCATGGACAACGTAGTCGGGCGATTTGCCGCTGACCGAAATCACGATGCCCGAGTCATCGGGGCGGACCTTGAGGTTCGGGCGCTGCGACCAGCGCACTTCATAGTTCGTCCCGGTAATGTCGGGCGTGTGAAACGTGTTCACACCAAAGCCCCAATAAAGCCCGAGCAACTTGGCCACGGCGCATTCGGCGTGGGCGGCCTCAATGTGGAAGCCCCACAATTCCCCCGGCGTCTTCTCGGGGAAACGCGGCGCACGCTTGCGGAAGGATGCTTCGGCATTGCGGCGAGAGCCTATGTAGGTCGAGACAAGGACTTCGTTTTGGTTGAGGGAGACGTTCATGTGTGCGGTTGTGTGCTAGTTAGGCGTCAGAAGCGTCGGGATCTTTAATCAAGAAGCATGGCGTGCTGTCGCCGACCCACGCGCCCATCTGGTTGAACTCAAAATACTCCTCGGCTTCTTCCCACGTCATGCCGTCGCGCATGAGTGCGGCTATAACTTTTTCGCGGTCATAGCAGACTATCGGCGCCATGGTGCAGCGCTCGACGATGCCGACAATGCAG